CTGAATCGTCATGTTGATACAGTCGCCTACACGTTTTTCAGGGTTGTTCATCGCTTTGAATAATAATGCCTTTTCGGCTGGCGTGTTGGCTACCATACTACAGAATGTCGTCTCGCGGCTGGTTAAGTCAGCCACAAAGTCCTTGTTGTCGTCCATCGCAATTACCGCTGTCTGCGTGGGAGTTGCTAATGCGTAATCCTCGTTTTCAAATGGTGTACCGTTCTCTGCTACCTGTGTGAAATCCTGTCCTGCTTTTTTCATTTTAAATTCTCCTTTAGATTTATCTCCCCGTCATGCCGCTAGGTCAGCAAAATTTGTTTTTAAGTTTAGCTTTACTATCTCTGAGACGCTGGTCTCTCAACTGGTTCGCTGTAGGTCATGAAAGTCTCGAAACTCATTCCTCTGACTTCTTCTACTGACTCGATTTCGAGAACTATAACGGCCATAACGTTTTTGTACTCAGCCTTAGCGATCTTTAAAGCCTTTTCAGGTGAAAGCTTTGTTGTGCCTACCTTTACGATAGGTAATAACTCTGTCGTAATAACTGCTCCATTGTCTACCTTAACCTCTGCTACCTTGATCGTGTTCGTGATAATGGTCCTTGTGAAATCTGCCTTTGCCATGTTTGTTACTTCCTTTCTTTATCTTGTTTTAATCAACTTTGTTGATATAAATAGTATATCATACTTTGGAAGAAAATGCAATAGCTTTTTTCCATTTTCTTCATATTTCTTCCAAAAGTTTCCGCGATATGTTATAATGAGATATAGGAAATATGAAGGAGGTGAAGCGGTGGACGTTAATACAATAGTTCAGTTAGTAGGTAGCTTGGGATTTCCTATCGTGTGTTGTGGGGCTTTATTCTGGCGTATGATTAAGTCAGACGAACAGCACAAGGAAGAGATGGATAAAATCAGTACATCTCTTAACAATAACACGGAGGCGCTTTTAAAGCTGACAGAGAGGTTAGGGAGGGAGGATTAGAAATGACAGTCACAGCATTTAATTTACCAGAGACGGTGAGCGTATCCTTTTTGGTAATAGCAGGGCAGTTCGGAAACGGTGAGGACAGGAAACAGAGATTAAAAAAGGCAGGCTACAATGCGGAAGAAGTTCAGAAATGCGTTAATGATTTGCTTCCTATTCTTAATAGGTATGGAGGTTAGTACTATGGCAAGTATTCAGACAGCTTATGAATGGGCTATAGAGAAATGCAACGCTCCGAATATCGGTTATAGTCAAGCATATCGCAATCAGCGCACGGTAAACGGGATAACATATTATGATTGTTCGTCATTTATATGGTATGCGTTAATGGCTGGAGGATTTGATGTGGTTAGGGCTAATGGTGGAGACACTTGGCCTTTTACTACTGGAACTATGGCACGATGTTTAAGCCTGTTAGGATTCACGAAAATGCCGACCACACAGCCTTGGAAAGCTGGTGACGTGTTAATACGCACAGGGCATACAGAAATGGCTTTTGATAGTAATCACACCATGGGTGCACATAGTAGCAGAGTTCCTTTAGATCAGCAAGTCTCTATTAACTCTAATCCCTCTAAGTCAACCGACTGGCTAGAGCTTTGGAGATATGGGACAGGAGCACAAAGTGAATGGATTAAAGGAAACTACTGGCTATCTATGGGAGAAATGCAGAACAACGCATTAATTATATTCCGGTACTTACTAGCACGTGGCTGGACAGTCGAAGCCATTTCCGGTATGCTTGGCAATATGCAGGTAGAGAGCCACATTAATCCGGGGGTTTGGCAAGACCTTAACCCTAATCCCAAACTCGGTTGGGGTCTCGTACAGTGGACGCCATCTACTAACTTCACTGATTGGGCTAGTGCACATGGTTATGCAAACGATGATGGAGACGCACAATTATTATGGATAGACACAGAGACAGTTAATTACGGTCAGTGGATACCTACGGCTCAGTATCCAGAATCATTCAATCAGTTTAAAGTTAGTACGCAAACGCCGGAATACCTTGCTGATTGTTTCCTAAAGAATTTTGAAAGACCTGCCGAAATTGACCAGCCAATACGTCAGACCTACGCGCGTTACTGGTATGATTGGTGGGAGGGTTCACCAGTTCCACCTCCTAATCCAAACCCAGAACCAGATTGGAAACATTCAATGCCAATATGGTTCGCTTTAAGAAAGTTTTAAAATGTTTCACGTGAAACATTCAATGCCAATATGGTTCGCTTTAAGAAAGTTTTAAAATGTTTCACGTGAAACATTAAAGAGATTATAGAAAGGAGTAAATAATGGCAGTTAGAAAGAAAGACGATTTACTGAGCGCTATTCGCGCTAGACTGGGAGACGATACCAGTGATGAGGCTTTATCTCTTATTGAGGATTTCCATGATACCTTAAACGACTATGACAGCCGAGCAGGTGAAGATTGGAAAACTAAGTATGAAGAGAATGACAAAACATGGAGACAGAAGTACAGAGACAGGTTCTTCCAGACACCTTCTAAAGAGGAAGGCGACACTACTCCGGCAGAAGTTGTTTCCGATAACGCCACAGACTTAGAGTCTGAGGGCGAAGAAAAAACATTTGATTCATTGTTCACAGAAAGGAGCGATAACAGTGGCT